GTTACCTTGCTAATCCTATTGTATTACTAGCAACAAGAGATTGTTGAGCTACTGCGTAGAATATATATTGATTATCTGCTCCGTTTGTAGAACCGCCTGAATCACGCCATTGAAAACCATTAGACAATATATCCATATACCAATCTGTATTTGCTGCAGCATTTGTATTTGCTTGTAATCTTGAACTTGCAACGTTAAATGGATTTCTACCATAATCTTTTAAAGACCATTCGCCACCTGTTGTTGTCCCTGTATACAGTTTTGTCATTATAAAAGCTGGCTTAAAACCAGTATATACAAAAACACCGTCAACGCTAGATGAGCCATTTCCTTTATATATACCTGAATGTGAATACCCTTTAATATTTTTAAAACAATAAGCCATCATAGTACCACCATTTGTTTTAGTATTTGTTCCTACCGAAAAAACACTAGAAGTTGGAGCTGTATCTTGATACCAAGAACTAGCCGTGTTTTCTTTATTATCTAAATTTAAATACATACCTTTTTGAGCTGTAAGAGGTTCATGGTAAGTAGTCCAGTTTTCACTTGCTCCATAATTTTTAAAAAGAATCATATCAGGAGCAGCACCTAAACCATGGCCAACAGTTCCATTTGATGTTGTTCCAGTCCATGTAACTATACTAAATCCAGCTGTCGTGTTTGCCTGAACAGTTGAAGTAATAGATCCATCTGTGTTAGATGATGTAGTACCTCCGTTAGCTTTCCATTGCCAACTTATAAAAGTATTTCCATTTGAATTTATATCTCCCCAATATGTTCCCGTTGAAAAACCATCAGTTAAAGCAGCAACACTTGTTCCTGTAGTTGACGCTCCTGCTAGATTTGTCCATTGTCTATTATCTAAACCCCTGTTTGTATCAAATATATTATGATCATTTGCCCCATTTAATCTTTTAACCCAAATTAAATCGGGTTGTAGATTAGAGTTACCCGCATTAGTAACATTTACAGAAGAAGAGGATCCTGTATATTGAGTCGCTTGAAAATGCGCTGATGGGTCGTTTACTGTTGTGTATGCCATGTTTTATCCATAAGTTTGTATGTTTTTAGTGCAAATAGCGTAATACCCTGACGGCACTGCATATTCAAAACTGCCCTGTCCTGCACCATCGGAATTAGAACTTGATATAGAAAAAGTTGGATTTCCAAAATTATATTCAGCAGATGGTTCACCTGCGTTTGAACTTAAATCACCTATACAAGGAAAAATAAAAGTTTTAGCTTGCATTACAGTTGTAAGAGTAATAGGCGAATAAGGATTGGCTTGATTATTACTTCCACTTCCATTAGCCCATTGTCCGTTTGTTCCAAAATAAATTCTTTTATTATCCATATCTAAAGCAACCATAACTATATCACTTGTAGTAAAAGCAGCTCCATAAGTTGCATTACTTCCATCTTTTTTACTATTACCATTATTACGATAAATAACAGATTCTGTTTCACCTAATTGATCTCCTGATCCATCGGGAGTTTCTCTTGAAACAACTCCTGTTAAAAAGTTATCTGTTCCACTTGCCATAGCTAAAGGCTTTACTTCCCAATACCATTTTCCTGAAGCAAGTCCAAAAGTTGTTGCGTTCCATGTATATTGAGATGACCCCATTGCTACTTTTAAATTACCAAATGAAAAAGTAGAACCAGCGTATTTATTTGCTAAAGGATTAAATGTAATAAAATTATTACTAGCACAATCTGTAGTAAGCGCCCCTGTAGGAAAATTATTTGGAGTGTAATTATTAGTATTACCACTAGAGTCTAAACCATAATTTGCTAAGTTTTCACATTTCATAAATACACCATTAGTTCCATAAGTTACCCCCGTTGGATCGGCTTTGGGTCTCCATTCTCCTGTAGCAGAATCTGTTTCACCAAAATTACTTGCAGTTAATTGAGCACCATCTACCAAAACCATATGTGTCATATATCCATCCCAACTTTCTCCTCCACCTTGTTCTGCTCCAAAAGTATTAACTTTACCACTTTCATTGACAGGAGTATTTTGATTTTGAGTTATTGAATTGTAACCAGCTCCCCAATCAGTGTATGATTCTCCATTAACATAGAATTTTACTCTATTACCATCTGATCCTTGAGTTGTATCCATAGCACAAACAAGATGATACCAAGATGATGGGTCTCTAAATAATCTTGTTGATACTCTATAAACATTTCCTCCTCCACCTATTCTAACTTGACCAGAACTAATAGCAAAATAAAATTTACCAGTATTTGAACCCGTTGTTCCTGTGCCAAATATAGTTTGATTTGTACTAGTACCATTAATTTTAACCCACGCACTAATAGTAAATGTTGTTCTACTTCCTGTTGAACTTATTGTATCTGTTAAATAACCTGACATTATGCGAACCTTAAACTATTTTGTTGTCCTACAGTTATTGCTATACTAAATGCTCTAGGTGCAGTTTGGCCCTGTGCATCTGTAGCTGTCACTGTAAAGTTATAAGTCGTAGCACTCGTTGCTCCTGACTCTGTTCCTGTTATTGTAGCATTAGTTGCTGCGCTATTCAACGTAAGACCTCCCGGTAACGATCCAGAAGTTATAGCAAAAGAAGCAGCATCTGTACATGTAATTGTAATCGTTCCAACATTTGACCCTGCAGCAAAATTACCAAGACTACCTGCCGCTGTTTGCCAAGCTGGTGCGTCTGACACTGTTAATACAGCACTTGTTTGAACTGCATTACCATCTGGATTTTCGATATATAATAAATATGTTCCATCAACACTAATAGTAAATTTTGCAGTAATTGAAGTAGCTGAAGTAAATGAAACTTCATCAGCTATTACTCGTGCTCCTGTAGTTGAATTAATAGCTGTAACTAAAGGAATAGATACGAAATTACCTCCCGCTATTGTTACTGTTGTTTGAGTATTTTCAATTGTTGATGGAGTTATTGAAGAAAAAGTTGGTTTAACTTCTGCAGCTGAAGATGCAAAAGTTATTGTTTCATTACCTCCAGCATTATTTAATGTAATTGTTACATTAGTTCCAGCTACTATTTTTGCTTGTAAAAAATTTGGTGTAGTATCTTGAGCAGTTATTTTTATTTTTTCGTCACTAGCTGCGTCAAATCCAGTAACTGTTGCTCCAGTAGCATCAAGTGTAGCACCAGCAGGAATATCTATAGTATCACCAGAATCTCCTAGTTGTAAATTTGTACCTGATCCTTGTGGTATAACTTTATTAACTTCAATTTGACTCATAAAATAAATAAATTTCCAGTTATAGATAAACTTCCTGTTATAGAAACTGGTCCAGCTAATACTCCAGAATCCATAGTTTGTGTATCACTTATCGTAGCATTATGTGTAGTTACATATGTAGTCGCAGTCATCCCGGGGGAGGGTGCCCTAGATCCTGGATATGTACAAAATACTTCTTTTTCTCCTGCTTGAAAATTTTGAGCAATATCACTATTAGTAGAAGAAATAACTGTAGTTCTAGTTAGTGTACTACTACTTGCATTTAAAGTACCTATACCTACTTCCCATTCATTTAATGATTTATGAACAATGGCATAATAAGTTTGATTATTATTGCCAATTCCAGTTCCAAAAGTTTCAAAACTACTTACCGCACCAGCAAGAGTTACCGCACCCGTGCCAGTCGTAGTCGTAGTTTCTTTTACCCTATCATTTAGGACAAATGCCATTATTTATCCTTTTATTGTATTCTTATTAAACCTTCAGTAGCAGTATTTGGTGGTATCTGTACTTCAAACGTTCCATTAGATGATGCTTTCACTGCACCAAAATCTAATACACATATTGCTGCGTTAGCTAGTGAGTTATTATAAATAACTGCTGCTTGTGCAGAAATAGTTGCGTTAGTAAAACTTACATTATCACAATCAAATATTGCAGTATTTCCACTTACAGAAATTCCTACATTAGTTAAAGTTTTACCGCCAGCAGCATAAGTTCCTGAATTAGGTACTTCATTACTAGTAATATAAGTAGTTGTAGTTTGAGATAGTGATGCACTCGATGTATATAATGCCATTTTAAGAGTAGCTGCTTCTAAATTAGATGCAGTATTCATTAAATCAGCTTTAAATACAGTGCATATTGCTTGGTCTATTGCCATAGTATTTAGCCCTCCTTTATTGGCCGCCTGTTAATGTATCCGTACCAGCTGGACTAGCAGGGAATTTATAATCAGTTCTTCTTCGTCTCCTAGCCTCGTTATTGAGAGTAGCGACTGACTCCGTAATTTTAGATTTATATATACTATAATCTTCTAAACTCTTAGTAAAAATTGCTGCTTCTCCTAAACATGCATATAATAATAAATCCGAACATTCATTAGTAAAATAATTAGTAGGGTTTGTATTACTTAATGATAATGGATTTTGTACATATTCCATATAAACAGTATAATTAGAATTTGGCGTTGGAGCAATTAAAACATTTCCATCATTATAATTAGCAAAATATTCTGGAAGACCAGTTAAACTTGGTTTTGGCCAATACTCTCTTATAAATTCATCAGTTTGAATTTGCATCATAATTCGTTCACCATTGTAATCATACTGTAAACTTTTAACAATAAGAGTGTTTCCTGGAGTAGTCATAAACTGTGCTCCAGTAGTAAATGTACTAAATGCATGAAAAGTTAAAGCTTGAGGGTCGATTAATCTAACTAGTTCCTGTTGAGCATTATTTATAAATGTATCTAGTTGTGCTGTAAAATCAGTTCCTGTGTTTTGAGCCCAAGTTTGTATATTACTTTTTAATTGAGTATAATTAGTTGCCATTGTCCTCTATCTTATCTTGTTCTGCAAATTTATGCGAGACATTTCCTTTAAAAGAATATGTTCCATAATGTGTTAATGAACTCGCTACGTCTGCGTATATTTTTCCTCCTATTTTTTGCCACAAACGACAAAAAGCATAATCTTCACTTAGGTATCTATTGCTCACTGGGTCAATCATAGTATCAAAAAAAGCGTAACAATTATCGCTATCATATAATTTACCATTTAACATCTGATCTGACGTATATTTTAAATCAGGATATGCTTCTATCATTTTTAATATCGCTTCTCTTTTTATCATCATAAAACCAGTAGCTGCATCTAATACTTCTACAAATCCTCCTTGATACATCGGGATATGATGTGGATCTTTAAAATTTAGATTATAACCTAATAGTTTTTGTTCTAAATTACTTAAATCATTTGGAGATTTTTTTACATACTTTTCTGCATTATGCCACTCTAAACCTTTTCTTGGATATATAGCTGCTACTACTTCTTCATCTACAGATAACATTCTAGTAACAGTTTCAGCTTGCCATGCAATATCAGCATCTATAAATAAAAGATGAGTTAAGTTTTCTTGATTTAAAAATTGAGAAACTATAGTGTTTCTAGCTCTAGTTATTAAACTTTCATTTCCCATTGAGTTTAAATGAAGTCTATACCCCTTTTTTTCAGCTTCTTTTTGAGTTCGTAGAAAAGAGTGCATATAAGCTTCATGTAATAAACCGCCATAACATGGCGTTCCTATCATTACTACTGCTTTTTTATAATCATATACTTCGTCAGCTAATGTTAACTGTGACTGTTCCGATGTTGGCATTTATTGATTCTCCTGTAGACATTGGGAATGAGATACCAGTAGCACCAAATGTGCCCGGGAAAACATTCGTTATTTGATTAGGTACTCCTGTGGGTTCAGGAATATTACCTGTAAACATATTTACTGGTGGTCGAGGATTTTTTAAAGCTGTCGCATCAGTATACACGATTGGATCAAGTTGAGGTTGTTTTTCTTCCCACTCTGACGTATGAACTAACGCCCCTGTCCACTCCTTAACCATTTCATTGTAAGGAAATTGTAAACCACTTCTGTCAGATATAGCTTTTGCATATCTGCCACTAGCATATTTTTGTGATGGAGCTTTACCTCCTTTTTTAGTAGTAATTGACGCCATAATTTGGAACTATATTTACTGATGCATTTAAATCTGAATCTCTAGCTCTTTTAAAACATTCATCATACATTTGTTTTAACATTAATGTTCTATTAGGGTCAACTCCAGGACGTTTTAAGCTCATATAATAAGCTAGCCCTGCAGTCATAGCTTCATAAAATCTTGATGGTACTTCAAATGTTTGTTCAGTTCCATTAACTGTAGAAGCTGTAACATCATCTATTTTCTTTAATCTCCAATAAGTAATAACATCGGTATTATTTTCAGGTGCTGGATAAACATATAAAACTGGATCAATATCTTTTTGTAAATAATATTGGCTTGGTCTACCTTGTTCTGCTTTATTAGGATAAACGTTATAATCTGTAAGAGAAATTTCGTTCATTCCATAATCTGTGGAATCTCGTGTGATATAGACGTCAACTAGTCCAATAGTACTTGATCCTAGCGAGTATGTAACGTCACCTGTAACCATTGTTACGGTTTGTTTATCTAATGTCCATTGGTTAAGACCTCTATTAGCCCAATCACTAAACATTAAGTTTAAACTTCTTCGAGCTGATTTTACATCATATCCTAAATATGGTGCTCCACCTATTCTATCTAAAGCTTCAACAATACAATCATTAACTGATAAGCTAAATGCAGTTGTTCCTGAAATAGCCATTTTAACCGTAAATAATTGATGCTGCGTTACAGTTAGTTAAATCTGCATAGATGCCTGTTTTAAATAATATACCATCGTCAGATATATATTCTTGATACATATCTCCTGCTGCTGCTCCCCAAATTATATGGTATACTAAAGTGCCTGAAGCACTTGTCCCATCATATAATTTTATTTGAGCAGTTGCTGCAGAATCACATCTTCCAGTTACACCTTTTAAACGTGATCTGCCAATAAATGTTCCTGCTCCAGCGTGGTTATTTTGAAAACGTCCATCTGCAACTAAAG